AATAAGGAACTAGCCCCTGCAACAGAAACCATAAAAGAAATGACTCCAGTAGACTTCATATATGATGTCCGTGAAAGAAACAAAGTAATATGGTATGTACAACTACAAGATGGAACAGAAGTATACTTTCACAGCGGAAACACAGAGGACTCACTAAGAGGACATGGCTTAGATGGACTCGTAATAGATGAAGCTGGAAGCTTTCCCGGAGAAAGATACACAGAGGAACTAGCGCCAAGCCTAATAGACAGAGATGGATGGCTATTCGCCATAGGAACACCAAAGGGACGAAACTGGTTCCACATGATGTGTATGCGTGGACAAGACCAAGTAAACTGGCAAAACTATAAAAGTTGGCAATTCAGCAGCTACGAGAATAGTGTAGAACACGGTGGATATCTTAAGAAATCCAGCATAGATGACATAGCTAAAGGCATGGATTACTTAACTAAGCGACAGGAAATATTCGCACATTTCCTAAAAGGAGAAGGACAGGTATTCCGAAACATATATCAATGCATAGATGAAAACGCTATACTAGGAAAAGCAGAACAAGATAAATTTTATGTAACCGGATGTGACGTAGCTAAAGCACAGGACTGGACTGTCTTAATAGCAATGGACCAAGAGGGAAAAGTAAGAGGATTCGACAGATTCAACTCACTAAACTGGCAAGACATAGAAGACCGAATATATTTATTCGCACAAAACTACCCCGGAGTATTGGTGATAGATGCATCAGGAGTAGGTGCAAGTAGCTATGATCACTTACTTAGAAGAGGTTTACTTATGCGTGACTATAAATTTACAAACCAGAGTAAAGCCAATATGATTAACACACTCAACATAGCGTTAGACCAAGGAAGTATAACTATCCCCGGAACAATCATAGGAGAAGAAAGAATGCCAGTTTCACAATTAAAAATACTAATAGATGAATTAGAAGCATTCGAATATGATATACTACCATCAGGAAAGATGAGGTACAATGCACCAAGCGGAGTACATGACGACTGCGTAACAAGCCTCGGATTAGCCACATGGGGAGTATTCAGTGGAAGACTAACAGGTGGACCTACTGCTTCAACAGGTAGGAGACCAAGATAATGGCATATAACCCAAATTTTATTTGTTGCCCCGGATCAGAGAAAGACGGAGTATATTATCCATGTAATGAAGTCATTCACATTGAACGAATAGGACCAATAGCTGAGAAAGGCATACCTGATAGTGATACATTTCACTGTGAAGCATGTGGAATAACGTTTAGATCAGAGGGAGAGACATGGAAAGAGGCTCATGGTCATCTTGAGTAAAGAATCACATAAAACGATAAAATATGTTGAAAAACAACGTTTTTTTAATGGAAAAATAAATAAAACGATTAAAAATATTAAAAAAAATGGATTTTTGGAGAAGAAAAAATATGCCTAGATGCAGTAAATGTAATAGAGTATTACCGTTAGCGTGTCCAACATGTCCACCGCAACCATTTCAATGCTTCTGCGGTAACATGGTTATACTTGAACCAGCGCCACTAGATGAACACTTACAGTTAATGAAGGAACGAGAGAAAATATATGAGCAGCACAAATAGAGTAATTAATTTCATAGAAAGAGTCAGCACACGTGCTCTCGGACCAGCACCTACAACTGAGAAACTTAAATCAATATCAGCGTCAACTGGAACAGGTTTATATCACGGTAAATATGGGCAAACCCCTAAACACATTAAAGGATACTATGACTGGTATGAAGCAGATGGAGCCGTATTCGCTGGAATAAATAGTATAACTGAGATGGCTGTAGGTAACGGTTTTGAGACGGCTTTACCGGGACTTGCACCAAGCGACATGGAGGATAATGATAGCCCTGAGAAGAAACTTGTTGACGAGTTTAACGAGTATATTAATGCTGATGAGCTTAACGCTAATATCTGTCGTAATATCTTAATCGCTGGTTTTTGTCCAGTTGAGGTGAAGATGAATAAGTATCCAAGCAAATGTCAAGTAGGTGTAATTCACCCAAAGACAATAACTCACATTGAGCTTGGTGGCACAGAGTATCATGGTATTAGTTGGATAATTCAGAAGGTTGACGGAAAAGAAGTCAAAATAATGGGTAAGAACATTGCATGGTTTAACCATAACCAGATAGGAAACGATAAACGCGGAAAAAGCATAATCGCGCCAATACAGACATTACTAGCTACAAAACTTAATACAATTAATCAAATAGAGAAAATCATAGATAAAAGACTAGCACCACTAATAATCTGGAAATCTATGCGTAACGTAGACGCGTTAAAGGAAGCAGTAACAGGTATAAAACCAGATGAAGATATATTTCTCGGAGACTTAACTATGGAGGAACTTGCGAATATAGCGCAAGTTGTTGATATAGGTGACAGCAGTAAACTCTGGGAATATATAGAATATATAGATAGACTCATCTATAAGAGCCTATTTACAGGGGACTTGGATTACTGGAGACAGGCAACACAGGCATCAGCAACAGTATTACAGGAACTAGTTGACTATAATGTACGTGGAATAGAGCGAAGCATTAAGCGTGGATGTGAAGCAGGATTCTACGCACGATTAATAGAGTTAAACGAATATAAAGTTGTTCCACGAATATCATGGACAACTGAGAACGCTAAATTCAGAGGAATACAACTTGAACGATTCCTACAGACTGGGGTTAACGCAGGGTTCGTTCAGCTAGAACAATACTTTGAGATACTACAGAAAAGTGGACTTGATTTGCATCCACCAAAGACAGCGATACTTCCACCTCAACCAGTTAACCCGATTATAAAGAAGACCCCCGATATAGAGAAATAGTTAGGAGAAATAAGAATTGAAGATAACGGCAGTTATTCTCACACTTAATGAGAGTAACCATATAAAAGAATGCATAGAGCATCTGAGACCACACGTAGACTATATTTTAGTAGTTGACGGAGGAAGCACAGATGGAACACTACCTGTAGCACATGTATTAGCCGACCAAGTAGAGGAAAGACCCCCAATAACAGACTTCGGTGAAGAGCGACAATATGCTTGGAGCCTTGTCCCAGAGGACACGGATTGGACGTTATTCGTTGATACTGATGAAAGATTCCATGACTTACTTCTCCCAAACATAAGGGAGATAATTGAAGGAGTCCTTGAAGAGTCTCCATCAACAATAAGTTTTAGGTTCCCAAGAGCAAACCTTCCACGATGTAGTGACTACCCTAACTATCAGACACGTTTGTTAAAGAATAATGAGAACATAGAATGGAAAAATAAGATAGATGAAGTACCTACATTAGACGGTGAACAATTAGATGTTATACCGGGAAAATGTATGACGGTGCTTGATAAACCAATATGGCACTTCATGGAGAAGCGTCCACGTTGGTATAGAGAACAAAGAGTTAAGGATTAAAAGTGAATAAAAGATGAGTGATAAAGGAATACCAAGAAGAGACGGATCAGGAAAAGGAAGACGATTAAACTATAATAGAGGTGGATGTGATATTACTCGTCTAAATCAGTACCGTATGGCTAATCGTCGTCCCAGACGTGGATGGCGTGAAATACGTGAGAGATAGGTGAAGTTTAAATGGGTGCACCACAGAAGAAAGAAAACCTTGCAGCAGTTCAAGATACAATAGAGTATTATAATACAAGCACAGAGTTAGACGGAGTAGATTTAACTGGGGCAAAAGTAGTTATAGATTACCCTCACCATGAAGTACATGAAGGAAATTTCTACACACTTAGTAGCGTCGGAACAATAGCCGCTGGAACAGCTAACGCATTAGCGATAGCTTTAAGACCAGAACCGGGAAGAACAGCACACTTCCAAGGAATAGTTTCTGCAAAGAACAGTGGATACGCTGAACTATATGAGAACGCGGTAGTTGTACCAAGTGGAACAGTGTCACCGCTAAATAACGATAGAACAAGCACTAATACGTGGGGTGGAACAATAATAACCACCGCATCAATAACATCATTCGGTACACTATTACAAAGCAGAGCAATAGGTTCAGCAGCACCCGGAACAAGAATAGGTGGAGATGGGACAACTAGAAACGAGTGGATTCTTAATAGTTCTTACTGGTATCTAGTATGGTTCTTCGCTGATAACGCTGATACTCAGATTACTTTAGATGCAGAGTTCTACGATGAAGAGGATTATAACGCATAGGAGAATAAAAAATGAGTAAAATAGATCAATGTCCATATCTAATATATAAAACAAGCAATAGTTGTGCTTCATGCACAGGATACAGATGTACCAGCCAAGGCAGAGAAAAGAAAGTAGACTCATCCCAACTAGAAACATGTAAAGACGTAAACGAATACGTTGAATGCACAAGATACATCGAAACATTACCAGTTGACCAACTTGAAACACTAGAAAAAGTGAAAGAAACAATAAGTTATGATGAAGAAACACCATACTTTGAGTTACCTGAAATACCAGACATCACACTAACAGAGGAACCAACCCCAATACCAGTTAGAAAACCATGCGGATGCGGAAACGCTGACGTAAGAGCAAGTAGTTGCCCATACCAAGGACCAACACCAGTTGGATGCACAAGCTGTCTAGGAATATGGTGTTACGGAAACAACAAGAATATCAGAGTTGATAAGAACTGTGTAAACTGGAAAATATGCAGCGTCTTCGCCATGAGTAAATACAAGGGGGTCAAATTCTATAGAGATAGGTGAACCAATTAGCCAAGATTTTGCGGGAATACTTACACGCTTCATCAAACAGTATGGTAAAAAAGGAAAAGATATGTTCTGGGCTTGGGTAACTAAACATAATCTTAACCCAGACAAACCATACCAGAACAATGATCAACTATATGAATCACTATGTACCTCCGGTATGTGTGAATCATTCAGATGGATAAATGAACCATTACTACAAGTCTATAAAAAAGATGAGGATGCAACATACTGGAAAACAGTAGCATTAACAGCAAACG